CAGCATCAAACTGGAGGGACTGGTCACGGCGAACGGGAACTTCAGGATTCTGGAGGACGGAAGCGTCGAGGCCGCCAACGGGGTCTTCAAGGGTGAGATCGAGGCGACGAGCGGAACCATCGGGGGCTTCGAGATCGGCCGGAACCGCATCGGGGCTGTTGCGTCGCAGACAGGCTCCGGGGGCAGTTTGGCTATTTATGAGAATTTTTTCCGCGTGGGCGGCGACTCGGGCTACGTGATGCTGGGCAACGACGTGATCCCAGCCTCGGCCGGCGGAGCTTTCAGCGCGGCCGGACGTGTCGTGAACCGGAAGCAGAATACGGGGGCGCAGTGGGGCTTCGATACTGCGAACTACGGCTTGTTCATCGACGTGAGTGGTGGTACGAAGAACTACGGCGTCAGCAGCAATGCGGCGTTGATCGCACCCTCTTTCGTCGGCACGAAGGCCGGCATCCTGACGTTCGACAGCGGCAGCTACAAGGTCGACTTCTCGCAGCACAACGTCATATTGATGTACTACAACGATCCGAATTACAGCGGGATGAATGTCGAACTTCCCAGCGAGCTCTCCGTCGCCCGTCAGTTCGGGCTGTCGGTGCTGCCGGACGACTTCGCGGCCACCGTAACGTTCCGTGTCCGTCCGGGTTCGAAGAGGATCACCCTGCAGGGCATCTACAACCACAATGAGGCGCTCGTGGATTACGGAATGGAGGCCGGGGATTCCGTCGCCGTGCTGATTACGAAGATCGACGGGTTCCGCTACCAGATATTGAACCACTCAAATTAAGGAGAAATGAAAAAAATCAACCTCAAGGAATTCGATGTCTTCACGGACATCTCGAAACGGCAGCGCGTACGTTGCGACATGCGTCGGAGCGTCGCCAATCTGCTCTACAACCAGATGCACGGCATCGAGGCGCTGAATCTCGCTTTGACGATCCATCGCAGCGACGGGGAACTGCCGGTTTCGGACGACGACCTGCATATGCTTCAGACGGCCGTCGAGCGTTTCGGAACCCCCGCATTGATCGACGCGTTCGCAGAGCACGTCAAGGAATACAACGAGAACCCTCAAACGGAATAGGATATGGCAATCACGGATGAAGAGAAGAATCTTCTCAAGAAAGAGATTCTGGATGAGATTAAGGCGTCGTCGCAGGGCGTTCTGGAACTGGAGAAGGTCACGGCGCTCACGGGAGTGAACTCGCTGCCGGCGATGCAGGGCACGAAGGTGGTGCTTGTACCCCTGCCGCTGCTGTCGAAGCCGGCGGAGGATGCTGCCGCTGTAGCTCTTGCAGCCGCCTCGGAAGCTGCGGACGCCACGGCCGAAACGGAGAATGTCGCGGACATCACGCGGGAGCTGGCCAAAGAGATGGCTGCGGCCACGGCCGCGACGAAGAGTGCCACGGCCGCTGCCGAGGGTGTCGTCGCGGAGTTTAATGCCGTTGCAGAAACGGCTCTGGGCGGCACGTCGCTGTTCAACGTCAACGCGCGTTGCGGCGATGCGACCTATACGTTGGAAACTGCGCTGCAGGCGCTCGCAGCACAGGAGATGAACGACGGCGTTGCCTACCGAAAGAAAGGACTTGTCGTCACCTACCGCATCGATGCAGCCAAATGGGAGACGCGGCAGTTCATCGGGTCGACGCTCGACGACTGGATGCAGGAGGCCCTCTGGCAAGGCTTCGGCAGCGGCTCGGGCGCCGGCAATGTGTACAACGTGACGGCGCTGCTTCCTCTGGATAGCGGTTACTACACGCTCGCGACGGCCCTTGCCGCCGTGGCTCGGGAGAAGGGACAGGCGCGCGGTCTTGTTCTGACGTTCGCCGTCAGCGACGGGGAGTGGCAGAGCTACCAGTTCATCGGCGCCACGCTGGAGGGTTGGAACGACACGGCGCAATGGCGGGAGTTCGGCGGCGGCGTAAGGAGCGTCACGGTGAACGGCGGCGCGA